CAGCGCTGGCCTGGATTTGGTCGAGCCTGATTTCCTCGACCTTGGCCTGTGCTGCATACCCGCGCTCAAGCATCTGGAGCTCACGCTCCGTTTGCATTTTGGCCAGCTCTAACTCGTGCTTCTTGTCCGACTTATCCTGCATAAAATCCAAGATCTTGGGCAAGCCACCCATGAGGAATGACACGACGGTAGATATTAAAGTCAACATCAGCTTCCCCTTTTGGTTAACATGGCGCTGGCTATTTCCAGCATAAACTTGGTCTGCTCCATCTTCTCGGGCGGCTGTGCCCAGCCGACTGTGATCTGTCCGACAAAGCGGTGGCTATCAGGCGGCACGCTGATGCGGCAAGTGTAAGTCACGCCTTTTTCCAGGTACCACAAGCCCACCTCTGACTGCGCGTAGCGGTACTCACCGCAGGGTATTTCGTTGGTCATCAGCTTGACGACATCGGCATTGTTTGATGCGTTCTGCGAGAACAGCCCAACATCGATTCCCTCGACGCTCTTGTCCCTGCCGTCCTTACTGTAGGCCCGGTACAGCACCCGCGAGTTGAACAACGGGTTCACGTTGAAGGTAGCTACCACAATAGCTCCGGTCTGCTTAAACAACATGGCGGCAGCGTCATCAACCCGGCTGGTGTTGACCTCTGGCAGTTTCCTGGACTCCTTGTATGCGTCCCGCAAGAAGTCCTGGTTCTCCCACAGAAAGTACCCGGCAAAGGCGACAATGCCCATGATGATGATGGCGATCAGCTTGAACGGCGAGTCCACATACCTAAGTACTTTGTCCAACACGGTCTCGGGTTTTTCGCTCATGTATCACTCACAATGTTCCAGGTGAAATAGGCTGATAGTCCGATCACCAGCGCTACCAGCGCAGCCCACAGTCCGATGTTGATGATGTCGCTGATCTCTTCTGCTCGTACTGCTTTGGCGTGGGCTGCTTCAGCCTCTGCCTTCTTGCGCTCTGTCACCATGCGGTTGCGCTCCAGCATGATGGCGTTCCACACATCGTCGTTACCTGACCAGATCAGCATCTGCTTCAACTCCGCTTCTGCGTCTTGCAACTGCTTGAGCTGCATCACCGTTTCAAATGCCACCGCTGTATCGCTCTTGCCAAAGCCTTTGGGCTTCTTAACCGACTCTTTGGCGATAACGTCCTTGGCCTCGAAGAACTTCATCAAGTCGCCGCTGATGGCGTTGATGTCCTTGCCCATCTTGATTGCCGCCTGGACGCCTTTGATTGCGCCCTGCGCCACAGCAAATGCGGTCAAAGGGTCAATCATTTCTTGTTCCACATCTCAAACAGCGTTTTGATCTTGTCCTCCAAAACAGCAACCCGCAAATCCAGTTTGGCTAACACGATGATGAGCGTGATGATGGCCAACAATATCGGCCATGACTTTGCGAGGATGTCGAAGAAGTCCATGGTCAACCACGCTGGCTGCTACTTGCTCATCCATACAGCCGCAAAGATCGTGCCCGACATCGACACAAGCATCACGCCTGCAGTCTTCATCAAGATGCCCTCGATGCGCTTGAGCCGGGCATTGATCTGCTCATAACGAATGGCGCAGACCTCTTCATGGGTAGACAGCCGTGCGTCTGTCTTGTCAATGGTGCTCATGCGGCCTCGAATGTGAAGGTCAACCGCAGGGCATCGGTGGTCGTCCAGGTCATCGGAACAGCAGCTCCCACTGCTGCGGTGGTGTTGTGGCTGTAGACCACCATGGTCGTGCTGCTGATGTTGACGACAAGGCCAACGTAGACAGTGCCGGTGCTCGCGTCGAAGATCTGCACAGAGCCGATGGGGCTGACGGTGGTGTCAGCAGTGAAGGGCAGGGTGAAGATCCAGTTGCCGCTGCCGAAGGTGGTGGTGCTGCCAGCGACGATGTTGATGGTCGCGGTGACCGTCTTGCCGTGGCGCTGGTAGCGGCCCACCATGGTGCCGTTGCCGATGGCAGGGTTCGTTGTAGACCCAGTCCAGATCGGCGTGTAGGCACCACGCTCGTACATTGCGACTTCTCTTGATCGTCCCATGCTGGGCTCCTTTCGATTTTCTGAAAGGCCCAGTCGGGCCTAATGCGTTGTCAATTTATTTAGCAGTCAACAGCTCCAGCAAACTCTGGCAAGATCTTGAGATGCTCATAGGCTTGCTTAAGTGGATTTACCCCACCCTCAACAATGAGTGGAAAATTTATGGATTCGTCTTTTATCTTCTTGGAACGATCTGCATTGTAAAAAACAACTTGAGCTTTTGACATGTGTTTGCTTGCCCACACGCCTTCAACCACCACATTCACATCATCAAATGTGACATCTACGCCGAAGTTATCGGTAAATGTGAATTTGCCTTTGAGTGCCATAGTAAAACTCCAATCACTGATTATTAAGTTGCACAATTTTGTTTGATAATTCTTGGATCGCCTTTACAAGCATGGGAATCATCCGCTCATAAGTCGCTTCTAGCTTGTCTGGGTTGTCTTCGCTGACAAGGCCAAAGTCCAAGCCAAGTTTCTTCTGCGCAGCAAGAAGATTTTGTGCGCTTAAACTAGCAAAAGTGCCGGGTGCGTTTTTGCTTCCGTCACGTTTGTTCCATTCAGCCAAGAACGTGTCAAGCGCCAGCACAAAATCCAGACCTGGAAGATCGCCTCGCCTAATTTTGTCGCGCTCGTCAGACAGCACGGTCAAGGCTACTTGGCAACGCAAGGATGTGATGCTGGAGTTGCCGAGAGTGACTTGATTACTGACCGTTGGTGACGATCCCACGGCCTCATTCCCAACAAAACTGTTGTTGCTGCCAGTTGTGTTAGCACCAGTGCCGCCAGGGCCAAAACCGGAGCGAGCACCAATGGCGGTGTTGTTGGTGCCAGAATCAGTTCCGTACAAAGAACCGAAGCCAATTGCCGTGTTTAGGTCGCCTGTCGATGCGTTGAGCGTTTCAGAGCCAACGGCGGTGTTGTAGCTGCCGCTTACATTTGTTGCCACAGCATTGTGGCCAATGGCCACATTGTTGTCTCCAGCAACGGTATTCCACAACGTCTTATAACCAAACGCAGTATTGAAACCAGCCAATGACTTTAACAACGATTGATAGCCAAATGCTGCATTGTTGGAGCCAGACACGTTGTAATACATCGCGCCAAATCCATAAGCGCAGTTGTAATTTGCGTTCAAACTTGTGTACAGCGCTTGACTTCCAACGGCACTGTTGTAGTCACCGCCCACGTTGCTGAACAACGCCTTAAAGCCTACCGCAACACTTTCTTTTGAGGCCGCTGTTAAATTGGCAGCTTGGTATCCAACGGCAGTATTTATGTTCGACGAAAAAAATGAAAGCAATCGTCGGCCACCAGCAGTTACCGAATCATGGATGTAATAAACGCCCAAAGTCGTGTCAAAAGTGACTTCGCCATTCGCCCCAACATACGCTGCATTTTCCGCGGCGGTGAGATTCTTGGCGCGAAAAGGCAACACCGCATCGGCTTCGACGCGGGTCTCGATGCGCTCCACAAACTTGTTGGCAATCTTGATATACCCGGCTTGTGTCGGGTGAAGGTTGTCAGCCAGATCAGTCAGTGGGTCAATGACCGAGTTTGAATCGACAGTAAATATGCGAAGCCCGTCGTTCGCCAGTAAGGCGGCATTCTCGTAGATCACGCGGTTGTATGTCTTGGTCAAGGCATCGCTGCCACCGTAGAACGCATACCCGGCAGCAGCCATGAAAGTGACGTTGCCCACATACACTTTCGGGCCAGCGGCTTGATCGTTGCCTGCAACCCAATCCAAAAACACGTTATTGTTTGAGCCCGTAGCCGAGGTGATTGTGAGGGTCACCTCATGCCGACCGCTCTGCGGTAGCGCAATGCGAATCAGCTTTGGCCCGAAAGATTGTCCGAGAGGAGTTGTAATCCCGGCTGCGGCACAGGAGTAGATTCCTTTGTCCACGCCATCCACGGTGACCTTGACCTCGCCGGTCTTTGTCTCGACCATTGTCAGGCCAATATAGAGCACGCTGCCGGTGATTGTGAAGCTGGCCGTGTCATTCTGCGTGATGGAAAATCTGTTGGATACTCCGTTGGCGTAGGTATCGTTGCTAGACCAGGTTCCGGTGTAGGAGATCCTGGCGTCTGTAGCCATGATTTTCTTACTATTCGGAATAGCTGCGAACGCAAGCAGAGCAGCATGGGACTCTTGAAAATATTTAAGCAGCGTTGCAGAGCCGCCTGACACCCGCATGTTGTTGATGCCGCAGGCCACGGTCACATTGTCGTAATCTCCAATAGTTGATCCATACAATGGCTTGGCAACATCGTGAGTCTGAGCACCGTTGATGCCGTAGTTGGTAACAGACCACCCCTTATTTGTCCCAATAAGTGATGGGAATGGATTGGCAACAGCATCACCCTTGGTAATTGAATCGCCATATGCTTTAAGCACAGTGCTGTTTTGTCCATATTGAAAAATGGCAATCTCTTCAAGCGCGGTTTCTGCGTTACCGCCAGTGTAGTAGTTGCCAGTGTCTGCGATGGTCACTGAGCTTGCGCCAAGCGATCCAATGGCATTGACCTGATAGCTAAACACCTCGACCTCGTCGTTGAGCGCAAGGCCGGTGGTCACCGTGATTGTGGCGGCATTGGTCTCGGTGTACTCGCTGGCGTTGAGCTTCACGCCGTTGACGTACACCACCATGGTGTTGGTGCCCGGCGTGTAGGTTGCAACAGTCAGCACGGTCTGGCCGGATGTCGCGGTGATTGCCGTGCGCGTGTTGGAGGCCGAGGCGTTGACGTTGACCCAAGCCGTGCCGCTCCAGACTCGCATCTGGTTGATCGCGGTGTCCCAGTACAGGGCACCCGTCAGCAGGCTGTTGCCATCGTTGTCAACAGACGGGGCCGAGCTCTTCGACCCAAGGTAGCGGTCGTCGAAGGAGTCGTAGCTGGCCGCTGCGTTGGACGCGCTGGTGGAGGCAGCAGAGGCGCTGCTGGCTGCGTTGCTGGCCGATGTGCTGGCATTGCTCGCAGACGTTGATGCGTTGCTGGCCGAGGTCGATGCGTTGCTGGCGCTGGTTGATGCGGCAGAGGCCGAGGAAGCTGCAGCGCTCGCGCTTGCGGTAGCAGATGCAGCGTCCACCAGCAGCGACCACTTGGCGCTGTCGGCGTTGGTGTTGATTGGCTGCGAGCCGCTTGAGGTGTGCTGGACAAGACACTGCCAGATGTTGTTGTTGGTGGTGTCCTTGACAATGTCTCGGGCGTAGTACAGCACACCGGCTGTCCAGTTGCCACGGTTGGTGCCCAGCGTGTCCGAGATGACTGGGTTTCCGTTGCCATCAAAACCCAGCGCCTTGTTGGCACGCAGCGCTGCTCGCGGCAGCGTCATGTTGATGCTGGTCGGGTCGGTCTGCGGTGCGGCCAGGGAACGCTGCACGCCCTCGGCATTTTGCTGGGCAAAGATGGTCTGCTGATCCATCTCGTCGTTCAAGGTGTTGGCAAAGAAGTCGCCGCCGGTCACAAAGTCGGTGGTGCGCTGGATGGTGCGGTTGCCGACAATGGCGTACTGAGTGGGGCTGGTTGGAGCCAGCGCCAGCCCGGTAGCGGTGATGGTCACCGAGCCAGTGCCGTTGGCGTTGATGGTCACCGTGTAGTGGGTGGTCAGCGTCAGCAGGGTGTCGTCTTTGAAGACGGCGATGTCGGTGTTGGCCAGGATCTCAAACGTGAACGCATAGGGGCCAGCGCCACCAGTGCCACTGGGTGCGTAGACTTGCCTGCGGGTCACGTTGCTAATTGGTACTGCCATAATGCCATCCTTCCGATTGGGAATTGTACGGTTTTACTAGGGTTTGTAATAGAGCCCGTTGGACTTTCTGAGCTCCATGAGCTCATCAATCTTGGCTTGTAGGCTGGGCTCTTCTGACCTGAGCATGTTCTTGGCGGCATCCATGAACTTGGAATGAACGCGCTGCACGGTCTTTTGCTGGTCATCCAGCGACAGCAGGTCAAAACCCGGTGTCTTCATGATGTTCAGGATCTCCTGCTTGGCTGGCAAATCCTTGCCGTAGATGGTCAGCAGCCGGTTGTACTGGAATGCGTCCATCTCAACCCCGTCGATCTTGCGCTCTGGCATACCCACAGGCGAGCCCATGCGCATCAGCAGGTCGTCCACTTCGCTGAACTGCTGGGGTGTCACGCGAGTGGGCAGCACCATCTCGTAAGCTGCGCCGGTGCCAGACTTGGTTGGCTCACCCCACAGGTTGAGCGCCTCGGGCAGGTCGGCGCTGAAGTAGGGCAGCCTGGACTTGTACTTGTTGAACGCCTCGACAAACCCGCGCACGCCCATAGGCAACTCGGGGCTGGCGCGGGTGTCCCGGTTGGTCGGGTCGGACAAGCGCTCGATGCCAGCCAGCAAAGAGCCGTAGGCACCGGCAGGCGAGCCCCCGATCACAAAGCCGCCAAACTGCTTGACCAAACCATCGACCACCTTCTTGCCGTCCACGGCACCCTGCTGGTTGGTGCCGATCAGCTTGGCCACATCGGCCACGCCTTGCAGGTAGGGCTGCTCTTTGAGGTATTCGTACAGGCCGTAAGTGCCGCCCAGGAAGACCTCTTCAATCTTGCTGGCATCGGTCTCATGCTTGGCGTATTCGGCATAGTCGGCGGCGATGGCCAGCAGCGCAGAGACCGGCTCCATGCCGCTGTAGCTGTAGTACTTGTCGCCGACCTTGATGGAGTAAGGCTGCCAGCCATCGCGGGTCAAGGCATCCCGGTCGGCCTTGCGCTCTGGGCCGCGCCCGGTGATGTTGCCCTCGGCCGACATGGCGGCAAAGGTGGCCAGCACCGCCGAGCCCAGCGTTACCTTGGCCAGGGCCATGTCGCGGTACACGCCGCCCTTGGCGATCTCCTCGCGCCATTGCGATGACAGCGGGGCAAACGGGGTGCGCTCGATGACCTGCAGGCCGATGTTGGCCGGGGTCTTAAAGAACGGCACCACGATCTTGAGAGCAGGGTGGTTGAAAGTCTGCTGCAGGTTCTTCAGTGCTGGCGGCAGATCGGCGGTAAAGGTGCCCTTCTGGGCAAACAGCACAGCCGCTTCGTCCAGGTCGCGGGGCGGGTTCTGAAACAGGCTGATTGCTTCAGCCTCGGCCTTGGCCAGCGCATCGGCTTCGGTCATGCCCGAATCCAGCGCATCGCGGTAGACCGTCTTTCCGCGCCGGGTGACCTGGGCGTTGATCTCCATGCGGTAGAGCACGCCCTTGAAGAACTCATCCTCAGCCATGAGCATCCTGCCGGGCAGGGTGATCGCGGTGCCGTAGTAGTCGATGGCTTTGCCCAGCCATTTGTCCTGCTCGATGCCAAAGGCTGCCGAGCTGATGGACGGCAGGGTGGTGCCGCGCTGCGCCTCGATCTTGCTCATCAAGTCATTGGGCTGGTTCTTCCGAAAAGCGGTCGATGCCAGATCAAAGCCTTCAACCAGCCCGTTGCGCATGGACTGGATCATGGTCAGCGCCTCGTCGTAGCCAATCTTCTCGGCCTCGCTGCCGGGCACCATCGCCCGGAATGAGCGCACCCCTGGCGGCAGCACGTTGCCGTAGAAAGCAGCGACCAGCCGCTCTGGGATCTGGTACAGACCAAACATGGCATTGCTGACCACGTTCTTAGCGTGCGACACAGGGCTGGACAGCAGCCCGTTGATGTAGGTGGTGAACCAGACATCCTTCACGCTTGACATCATCGACTTCTCGACCAGGGCGTTCTGAGCTGCACGCGACTCCAGCGTCAGGTAGGACTTAGCCAGATCAGACAGGGCAGCATCGCCGCCGTACTCGTCGATGACTTGGCGCACGATGGCAGCGTTGCCATCGCGGGGAATGCGGAACACGGCCAGCGATCTGGCGGTCTCGGTCTGGATGCCCTTCACACCGCGCTGAATCAGCCCGTGGAAGGCGATCTGCTGGCGCAGCACCAGCTTGTCCACATCGGTGGCGGTGCCGCTGTTGACCATTTTAAACAGTCGATCCAGCTCGTTGGCGCTGGACTCCAGCACCTCCAGCGCTTTGTAGGTCTCAACGGCGTTGGCCATCATCTTGCCATCGCTGCCGATCAGCCTGGACAGGAAGGCCTCGTTGATGCCTGACTCGGCAGCCTTGGCCTTGATCTCGTCAAAGGTCACCGCCTTGGTTCTGATGTTCAGCGCATCAGCCACGCCGCCCACAATGGCTGCGGCATCCTCGGTCTGGTATCGGCTGAGGTTGAACGGCTCGACCGGCACACCGGCGGCAGCCTCGGCGGCGCTCGGGCTGGGCTTGCCCTGGGTAATGCCAAAGGTCTGCCTGCGGCTGACCGCACGCTCAACCTCACCCGTCAGGAGTTGATCAGCCTCTGGGATCAGCTTGAATCGGCCAGCCTTGGCAGCAGCAGGCAGCTCGCCTTCAGCGGCCCTGGCAGCTTCTGGCACCAAGTTGCGCTCGGCCTTGGTGGCCTGCCGGGTAATCAACTTGCGCAGTGCAGCATCAGCAAGGCCAGCGACTTGGACGCCTTGCTCCATGCTGGGTGTGCCGATCTCGGCCTCTGGCCCAAAATCGACCATGGTGCCCTGGCCAGCGCCGGGCATGGGCTCCAGGGGAATCTGATCGGCAGGGGTGCTGGGCGCAGAGCCCGGCAGGATCTGGCCTAGTCGTTGGTCAAGGGACTGTTGTGGGATGGCCATCACTTAGCTCCAGAAGTCGGAGCTCGACGGCCCCCAGTTACGCTTGTCGGATTTCCGGTGGCAGGCTGGACTCCTCCAGCTCCGGGGGCACCCCCTCCGGGTACGCCAGCCCCAGGTAGTTCTCCCGTGTAACCGGAAGGTTGAACTGCTTGAGCAGATCCAGGACGTAGTCCGGCTCCTTCCCACTCTGGAGGTCTGATTCCACCGGCATTTCTGAAGACTTCATTGCGTGCCTCCTCAAGGGACATTTTGCCTTTGCGATATTGTAACCAGATGCCATCGATCTGATCGACATTCTTAGCTTGGCTTTTGAAGGTATCAGGGTACAGACCACGCACCGCTTCCCAGGTGATTGATTGCATCTCGCGGGGCAGAATTCCGCGCTCGGCAGCCGCCCGGCGGTAGGCTTCGGCATAGATGCCGTAGGTGCCCTGTACCCCGGTGATCGAGCTGTTCTTTGGGCCACCCTCACCAAGCACACCTGAGCCAAAGTTGTGCAGCACTTCGCGGCTGTTGCCAGACAATGGGCGCAGCAGGCCAGCAGCCACCGCATGGGTGTCAATGGTCACCGGGCCTGCCGGGTCATTGGGCGCATAGATGTTGCTGTAGAAGTTGCGAACCTTGTGCTGCTGGCCAAGGTTCATGCTGATCGTGTCAATGCGCGGGTCTTCCAAAATGACAATGGCTTTGCCGATTTCATTGAGCGAGCCCCAGCCAGTTTGTGTCGGGGTCTTCCCATCCTGGTTCATGCGTACGCCAACAAAGTCACCTTCTGGGCTGACGATCTGGTGCTCGCGTGGGTTCTTTGCTTGGTCGTAGGTTCGCAGCCACATGGCCTTGAGGCCGGGCTCCTTGACCTCGGCCAGGGTCTTGCCCCGGATGGCATTGACCATCGGCGCGTATTTGGCGTCGCCAAAGATGGTCTTGGCAATTACATCCATGCTGGAGTCCCAGCGGGTTGATTGCTGCTTGGTTGCAATGTCGAGGACGCGCTGGCCCAGAGACACATTCATAAACCAGTCCTTCTGCGGCGAGAGCACGGCCAGCACGCCAGATACCGCCTGATCGGGTACGCCGTAGTCAAGCGAGAAGCGGTCGGCAATGGTGCGTGCGCCGTCATACCAGAGCTTGCTGCGCTGGCGCGTGGCATCTGGCACCTGATCGTGCAAGAACAGCAGATTGTTTTTTACCTCAGTGATGAAGTCTTCTGCTTGCCTGTCAGGGTTGCGTGCCTTGCTGGCGAAGTTGGGGTATTGACGTATCAGCCCCATGTTGTACGCAAAGGCATTGGGGTCTTGCTTGGTTGCCTGGAGGTCAATCACCAACCTGCTGGTCAGCGGATCCTCGGTTCTTTTGACTGCGGTCGGCAGGCGGGTGCTGACCAAGTTGGGGCCGGGCTGCACGGCAAACATAGGTCGAGCGGCCTGCGGCACCACAGCGGCCAACGGCCCGGTGCCTTCCATCATGGCGCGGTTGAGTTGCTGGCCGGTTTCCTTGGCCAGCGCTTTGCCTCCTGAAGCCACCATTTTACCAACCGGCACAATGTTCATCCCAATGTCCATGGCGGCCAAGGACGCATCCTCGGTCATTTGCCTAGCAAAGCCGGTGCCCCTGGTAAGCGACTGACCAGTGCCTGCCTGCTGCAGCGCCATGGGTGTGCCTTGCCATTGCGATTCACCAAGCACGCTGCGCGAGCCCTGCTTTGCGGTGCCCACAAATGGCACAAAGTCGGCCAAGCTGATCTTGCCCAGCAGTGGCACATCAACCTGACCCAAGCTATCCAAGAACCGACCAGCCTGCTCTAGGGTCAAACCTGTGGTCTCTAGAGCTTTTTCAAACCGAGTGGGGTCAATGGCTTTAATGCTGCCCATGGGCCCACCACCACCGGCATCGGTCATGGTCTGGCCGGGGCCAGCGGCCAGCAGCAAATCATTGGGCTGCCTGCCGGGCTGAAACAGCTCTGGCCGCAAGTCTTCAACCGGCTCGTCGGGGAACTGCAAAGCAGTCAAGGCCGACAGGTATTTGTTTTCAATGGAGCTGTAGGCCATAATTATTTACCCTTCGCCTTGCTTTTTTTATATTTCTCAACCAACGCAAGTGCTTCTTTTCTGGTTCTTGCTTTGCCAAGTACAACTTCGCCGGGTTCTTCCAGCCCTGCAGTAAATTGGGGGTTGGGTTGATAACGCACTACGCCTGTTTCATCTCTCTCCCAAAAAATATCTTGCACAGCAATGAGGCTTGCATCTTCTCGGCCTATATAGCCTTGCATACCTGCCTTAGATCTGGAAGCAATTGAAGGACGGGCATCAGTAGCTGGTGCTTTGCTAGGTGCTGCTGCCGGGGCCGGGGCTTGTCCAGGTGCTGCTTGCGTAAGAATCCATTTATCGATAATTTCTCTGGCAGCATCAAAATTTTGCGATTCAAAATCTTCTTTTTTTACTTTTCCAATAATGACACGTTGACCATTTTGCGTGACTTGAACATCGCCATTAGGTAAAAGTTTTGGGCCAAATGATTTGAATTGTTTTTGTTGAGCCGTGAGCTCTGGTGCTGCTGCCGCTGGAGCTGCAGCCGGTGCCGGTGTTGGGGTTGGGGTTGGTGCTGGCGCAGGGTCTGGGGTCGGGGTAGGCGCTGGCGCTGGAGCAGGGGCCGGGGCCGGCCTTGGTGCCGCTGCTGGTGCAGGCGCGGGTGCCGGTGCCGGGGCTGGGGCAGGCGGGGGGGCTGGTGCTGGAGGTGGCGGTGGCGGCGCTGCTGGTGGGCTGGGTGTTGGCCCAGGCTCATTCCCTTGAGCTCGCTGCAGCAGCTTTTCCAGCTCGGCAATTTGGCGCAATTTGTTTACATCGCTGCCAGCTTTCTGGCGCAGGGCAGGCAGGTTCTCAGCGGTCACCGGGCCGGTGATCCAGTCTCGGCCCGGCTTGGAGCTTCCATCCGCACGCTTCGCATACTCGTCAATTTGTTTGCGTGCTGACTTGGCGTCTTCGCTGTTTCGGCTTGTGGCAATTCCGCTCTCCAGTTGGGACAGGATCTGGCGCGGTGTCAGGGTCTTGCCCTCAGCGGCTGCTGCCGACTGTATCTGCAGCGCCTGGGCCTTGAGCTCGTTGCGGCGCTGGAACTCTGCGCCCTTGGGATCAAGCACCACCACGCTGCCAGGGATTACCGGGATACCCGCGAGCTGCGAGAGGCCACGATCCAGGTCTGCGCTGTCGCGCCGGTCATCGGCCTGCAAGAGCTTGAGCGCAGCCACGGCATCCTCGCCGTTTATCCCTTTGCCAACCAAGTTCCAGATCTGCCTGGAGTCGGTAATGGTGTTGTTGTAGATGCCGTTGAGCAGGTTGAAATAAACCCCCTGATCGGTTGGCATCTTCTTTGGCTCTTTTGGCTCCAGCAAATCCTTGAGCGTGCCAATGGGCACAGACCCTTCTGGCAGCGCGGTGAGCTGGGCGATGAGCTGCTTTTTCTTTGGGCTGTTGTCAGGCAGCGGGAAGATCTGCTCCAGCAGGTTAATGGCTTGGCCCTCGGCAACCCGCTTTTCATCTGCAATCTTGGCATCCTTGATTGATTTACGGGTGTTGACCGCCACCATGAAGTTGGCAGTCACCTTGGCCACCGAATCAAAGTCATTCGTGATCATGGATTGCAACACCGGGCTCATGTTGCCCAGGTCGCCAGCCTTTAGCTTGGCCAGCGTCCTCTCTGGGTCAGCCATGTTGGCATCAGACATCAGCGCCTTTGTCACAGCGTTGACCTTTGCGGTGCGCAGTGCTGCCTCAAATTTTGTGCTGTATTCGGTCTGCAAGCCTTTGTCGCCAAGCAGCAGGGATTGAGTCAGCACATTTTTGCGGAACACATCTGCGAGCTCGTCAACAGAACGCACTTGGCCGGTTGAGTCTGTAAAGCTGCCTTGCGATACCGTTGCTTCCAACAATCTGATGCTGGTGTCAAAGTCAGAGTCAAACTTAGCAATGCGTTGGTTCTTTGCTCTCTCAAGCTCGGCCTTGTAAGCGGCATTGAGCACGGTGTTGCCGTGCGTGGCCATGGTTGCGCGGAACTTGATAGCGGCTTCTGGGTCAATGCTAGACAGCGATTTTGAAAAACCGTCCGACATGGTCTTGACTTTGGCGCTGACTTGCTCGGATGTAACGCTGCCATTCTCAACGCCAGACAGCAGCTTGACCAGCTCGTTGCGGCCTTCCATTTCAAAGTGCCCAGACAACTCTAGGCTTCGGGCCTTGGCTACGGCTTGGTCAAAAAAATTGGTTGAGCTGGTGCTGCTGATTAAAGATGTTTCGCCGCGTCCACCAAGACCTATAGTTGTCCCAAATTCGCCTTTGGCATACCGCAATTGCTCAGAGGTCAGCGGGTTCTGCGCTACATATTGCAGTCCCTCTTGCTGGCGCATAACACCAGCCGACTGAAATGCACTTGCGCTCATGCGGTCAAGTACTTGCGCCAATACATTTGCCGTTTGCGCTTCAACTCGCAGCCCAATGTAGTCCACCGGCTGCTGCTGGGCCTGCACGATTGGCACACTGCCCACCGAGCGAATCTGCATCTGTCCTGATTCAATTCTGGTTGCCATGCTTATTTCACCTTTGCGTATTCACTGAGCCCTTTTCCAAGGGTTGCGCCAGCAAGGATGCCGCCACTTCTGCGAGCCGCATCGGCAGCGGATGAGAGCTGGCCAGCTTGGCTTCTTGCGCTGTACAGGTTGAGCATGTTCTGATAGTCGGTGGACTCCAGCATGGCGCTGGCATCCTCAAAGCCCAGCACCCGTGCGGTCAGCGCGTTGAGGTCGGAGATGCCGACATCGCGCATGGTGGCCGCCACGTTCTCGCGCTGCACGGCCTGGATAGACCCCTCACCCAGCACCACGCCGCTTGCTGCGGCCCTGGCACGCACCGTTGCGTTGGTGGCTCGCATGTTTCTGAGCAGAGTGTTGCCAGCGATCTGGTAGTTCTGCGCTTCGATCTCTGCTTTCTTAAGCGTGCGCCCGGCCTGGATGGTGGCGTACTGCTCGCTCATGTTGGCACGCACTTCAGACACCGCCAGAGTGTCGCGTGCTTGCAGCAGATAGCTGGTCTGCTGGTTGATCGCGGCAGCTCTCTGCGCTTCGGCCTCGCCGTAGGCGCCAATTACCCCAGCAATCCCTGTCATTTGTCCGGGTGATATTGCCATGTCATGTTCCTGAGAAGACAGCCACGCGATAGTCCAGGCCCAGCAGGTTCATCTTGACCGGAAGGTCTTGCGACACCTCGATGGACTGCTCGCGGTTGTAACCCAGCACGCCGTTCACCCGTTTGATGCCGGTGAACTCTGGGATTGGGTCATCCAGCAGTGGGTTGTCAAGCAACCGAAAAGCAACCGGCTGCTGGTTGATGATCATGTTCTGGGTCTCGTTGAGCACCGCGCTAATTTCCACAATACGCTTCTTGAACGACACCCGGCTGCCGGTCTGCAGCTTGACCTCGGCAGGCATAGTCTTGACGAAGACATTGATCGGCAGACCGACCTCGTAGCTGGTGGTGCTGGAGCGGTCAAACGTCACCGAGCCACCGCCGCTCACAGTCTCGTTGCCCTGGGGCGAACCATCGCAGATCACGTTGAGCGATTTAGCAATGTGGGGTAGACCGCTGGCGCTGGCTGCGGCACCGCCCACAAACGCGCAGTCGGTGAAATACTCGTAGCCAAACAGCTCGATGAAGTAGCGGTTGACTCCGTTAAAGCTGCGCCATGTCACCACATAGATCGAGTTGACATCCACGCCCACATCGATGAAGAAGCCATCGGTCGTGAACTCAGACGGGCTAGTGACCTGCTGGCTGCGCATGATGCTGAAGGCTGCAATGCTGCCGTCATCGGTGTTGGTCATCAGCAGCAGATCGGCCTCTTCGGTGCTCGATGCCCGGCGCAAAGCTACGCGCTGCGGCCCCTTGAGCAGGTGCCCAGACAGCAGCGATATTCGCTGGGTGATGTAGGTGAGCTGGGTGTCGCTAAAGATAAACTCGTTCAGGGATTTGCCCTGGCGCTGGATGTAGATCGAGCCTGACTCCACAGATTGCACGCGAGTGCCCGGCTTGATGCCATTGCGACTGACGTTCTTGAATGTAAAGGTCAGCGGGGTGACTGGGTCGGTTCCAGCTTGCGGAATGAAGAACTCGCCGCCGGTGGTGAACACTTGGAAGTCACGGCCAGAGATGATGTCGGTGATGACGTTTAGGTCGTTGGTGTCCAGCGTGGCCTCGACCGCATCATCATCCAGCGACTCGGTTGGCACAAAGTCAAAGAACAGGCCGATCTTAGAGCCCCATACCGTTGATGGCCGGGACTTGCTACCACCAAAGTACAGGCGACCCTCATGGAAGGTGACCGTGCGTGGCCAGCCCTTGGTGCTCGACCAAGCATCTTCGTAATTGTGCTCCAGCTCCCAGCGGCCAGCATCGATGACCGTTGTGTTGAAGAACGGGTATTCGGTGACCGCCTCAACCACCGTGGCCGACACATAGCGCAGGATCCTGGCTCGGCCCTGTGGCTGCACGTTGACGTACTGGTTGACCGACTCGGTTGTCCAGGTGGTTATCTGATAGTTGCTGGTATTGTTGGGCGCGGGTGAGAAGGCAATATCGACGGTGGCCACCTTGGTGCTGCCGACATAGTCTTCAATGAGTCGGATCTGCCCAGCCCCGGTGCCGCTGGTGATAGTGACGTACATGCCGTTGTAGATGTCATCGGTAGAGCTGGAGGTGTTCTTGAGGGTGATGGTAGTGCTGCTGCCAGCTTGCGCTGCGCCACTGTCATGGTGCGTTGTCGAGGCGGTCAGAGTCACATTGCCAGACACCGCAGACGGGGTCAGCGTCGAGCCGTTATTGGTGTGGAAGTCAATGTTGAATGCGTACTTTGGGGTCGAGTCAAACGTGATGGCAGTGGCCGTCCAGGTGCTGTCGCTGGTGCGGGTAATGCGCACCGGCTGCAGGTCAGGGTGAACGACGATCAGGGTATCGGCAGACTGAGTCCAGCACATGTCGTCAACAATTGTGCTGCCTATCGTAGTGGTCAGGTAGCTGTTGCCGCTGCCGTTGATGTTGGCCACCACCGCGCCGTTTTTGACCACATGCATCCGATTGTGCGTAAAGCACAGCATGTAGCTGTCAGCCACAGAAAATTGGAAAGGCACCAGCCGCACGCCGTTGGCGGTGTTGTCAGCTCCAGCGGATGCGTTGGGCAGCTCAAAGATGTGCTTGGTGCCGGGCCTGCGGCGCAGACCGCCCTGGGGCTGGATGAGCACGTTGGTGGCCTTGGCCAGGGCGTTGTTGTAGGCCTGCAGATCAACCCGCGCACGCAACAGCGGGTCGAGCTCGCCCGTTGCAAAGTTGGTGGTGAACTCGACGAAACGGGGCATCAGTTCCTCACTGCGATCAGGCTGTAGTCTTCGATCACCCGCACCGGGGTGTTTTGTCCATCAATCTGAGCCGCCGTGCGGAAGTAGCCGCCGCGCCCGTTCTCAGAGATGTCGCCGGTGGCCACGCGCTGCCACTTGGTGGCCTTGTCCTGCTGCTCGGTCACGGTCTCGGCGATGTGCCAAGCCACCTGATACTTGAGCAGCTGCACGAAGTACTTGGGCATGGCGTACTCAGGCACGCTGTACTGATAGTCGATGAACACGCTGGGCAGGTTGGTGAGCAGTACGTCACCCTGGATCTCCCAGTCCTTTTGGATAGGCGAGCCCTGTGAGGAGCTCTGGACAACCAGCCTGGGCGAGGCCAAGCGGTCACCCGGTAGTTGGTATTGGTAGCGCCAGACGCTTGCTGGCGTTGTCAGCAATTGCGCGAGCTGCGTCTTCTTCATGCTGAACGTCCAGGGGTACATCATCAGGGTCGAATCCCTGATGTCTGGATAGAGCCGGTCGCACACGCTCGACTCGTCGGTGCCATCGTTGAACGACGATATTGCCTTGGCTCCAATCAGCAGCAGGGCATCAGAGCAGATCGATACACCAGTGTCGCCAGCAGCCATGTAAACCTCTTAATGTGAGAAGGGCCAGCCCCCGAATACTCAGTGACTGGCCCGGTTGCAGCGAAGCCGACTTAGTCGGTATCGGTTGCAGTAACCACCACGCCGTCAGTGATGTCCACCACCGTGCCGGTGTTGGAATTCACATAAGCGGTGGACATGACAGGCGTGCCACCCGTTGCCGAGTAGCAGAAGACGATGTCGCCAACCTTGAGGATGGATGCCACCGCATTGAAATACCCGGCAGCGCGAATCACAGACTGTGCGTCTGCGCTTGCGTAGGTATAAATTGCGGGAGCATTGCCAGCCTTGGATTGACCGCCAACAGAACTAAAGCCTACAGAATCGAAAGCCATGGTATGACCCTCCTATTAAGCTGCAGCCGCAGTATCGCGTGCAGTGATTTTGACAATACCCTCAACGTCAATCGCTACAGAGCCG